GGCAGCAACAACAAAACCACACGTGTCTATGACATCCGATCAATCAAGCCAACTTGAACTCGAGCGTCAGATCGACGTGTCACTGGGTGCAATCAAGCGCTCACTCGAGTGGGCGTACCAGCAATACAACGAGTGTGAGAAGGCTGGCTACTCGTCAAGCGCTTCTTACTGGAACGGGTACATCCGCGCCATGCAGCACGTGCTGGAGATGGAGAACCAATGACCCGCTTCACCATGAAGTACACCGTCCCAGCTTCGATGGCTGAGGACGCGCCGAACCTTGGCGTTGATGTCAGCCGTGCGCCCGAGGGTGTGCCCACCAGGCTGTACGACCTGCTCGTCACCCAGCGCGGCAACCGCCCGATGAAGGTGAGGATCCGCGCTGGCAGTGCAGCCAAGGCGAAGAAGTACGCCGCCAATCGCTGGCCCAACTCCAACATCATCGTCGTCAAGTGACCCTTCTCAAGGAACTGTCTGACCTGTACTGGGCCCTGGGCGAGTACGGCATCGACGACCCCAGGCGAATGAAGGCGGTGGTGCTTGAGCTCAGCAAGCGCATCCGCACCTGGGCGCCTGACCCTGGCCAGGCACGCATCTGCCATCTGGCCATCAACGAAATCTCTGACCGCCTCGAACGCGAAATCAATGAGCCGCTGCCCTGAATGCAACGCATCCCACGCTCGCTGCGTCTCTTCCCATGAAGGGACCAAAGGCGAGCGCTTACGCCGCAGGCTGTGCCCTGAATGCGGCCACCGGTATTACACCCTCACCCCACCCGAGGTGGTCGTGAACAGCTGGGAGCTGAAGTGGGAACGCTATGGCTCCACCAAGCCCCGCTTCAGCCTGAGGGGTGCGTCATGAGAGCGCTAATCGACGCTGAGTATTACCTCTACCGGGCTGCAGCAGGGGCTGAGTTCGAAGCCGAGTGGGCACCGGATGACTGGAGTTACTTCTGCCGGCATGGCGAAGCGCAGGCCAGCTTCCAGGATCAGATCGCAGAGTTCCTCGAGGCGCTGCCGAACTTCGACCCGGTACTGGTGTTCGGTGATGGCCTGTCGTTTCGGTACTCGCTGTGGCCCAGCTACAAGGCGAACCGCAAGAAGTACCGCAAGCCAGCTGGGTACCGCAAGCTGGTCGAGTGGGTCCGTTCAGTTGCACCAGGCCGCGGCTGGTCGTTCGCTTCGCTGCCTGATGTGGAGGGCGACGACGTGCTTGGCATCCTGTACGAGCCGGGCGATGTCATCGTCAGCCGGGACAAGGACATGCTCACCCTGCCGGGCATGCACCTGAATGCCGAAGGCCTGGTCGAGGTGACCAAGCGGGATGCCGACCTGGCCTTCTACGGGCAGGCGTTGATCGGTGACACCAGTGACAACTACCCCGGCTGTCCCCGGTATGGCCCGGTCACTGCTCGCAACCTGCTGGTCGAATGCGACACCGAGTTGCAGATGTGGTCAGCGGTGCGTGGTGCTTTCGAGAAGGCCAAGTTCAACGAGCGCTATGCCATCACCCAGGCACGGTGCGCACGCATCCTGCGGGCAGGGGAATACGACCACGCCAAGGGTGTTCCGATCCTCTGGAACCCGCCGGTAGCCTGATAGTGCTATGCACCCCTGCAAGTGGTACCCCTCCCGCGGCTAACGGAACGGCTGGTTGCAGCAGTTGCTGCCCAGTTCCCTGAGCGGGCAGCTGACCTGGACTGGACGGAGAAAGAAGTCTGGTTCAGGGCCGGCCAGGTATCCGTTGCACGCTGGCTGGCTTCACAGCTGGAAGAACAGCAGGAGGGTGCCTTCACCCTGGAGGACATCTGATGTGCATGGGCGGTGGAGCCGGCAGCGCACCGGCCGCAAAGATCAACGAATACAAGAAGGAACGGAAGAAGGCGAACAAGCAGCTGAAGAAGATGATCCGCGGCATCAAAGATGTCACGGGCAAGGAGTTCATGAAGCAGGGTGCGGAGGCTGATGACACCCCGCTGCTCGCTGCGCAGAAGCTGCTGAACTCTTCCAACGACATGCTGTCGGGCGTGCTGGATCGGGCCACTGATCTGCAGGTGGCGGCATCCAACAGCCAGGCAATGGTGTCTCAGAACGCGTTGCAGATGGCGGCCTTGGTTGGCCCACCGCCACCCGAGAAGAACGCCACGTCTGTCGTGGTGGGCAAGCGCCGTGGGGTTGAGGTTGAAACCGACCGCAACCGCCGCAGCTTGCGGATTGATCTCAACACCACCAGCACCTAGCCATGGCCGGACAGAAGAAGCTCAACCAGGCAGCCAAGAAGGCAGCCTCTGACGGGAAGATCAACGGCAAGGAAGCCAAGGCCCTGATGGCCAAGGCCGCCGAGAGCGGTGCCAACGCAGCGCTGGCCATTGCGAACCAGGCCAGCCGCGGTGCTGCGGTCAACGAGAACGCACAGCGGAACACGGGCCTGAACATTGCCAAGAACGGGCTGATCTCTTACGACCCGCAGACTGTGACCAAACAGCTCAGCACCATCGACCAGATGCGGGTCAACTATGGGGTGATCCCCAACCCAGCGCCGCTGCCGGTCAACCCCAAGTTCACGCAGAACACGGCTGGCACTTACACCTACCTGGCTGGCAGTGGCATCCCGGCAGCCAAGCAGGTCAAGACCACCAAGCCAGCAGCTGCAGCCGACACCACGACCACCACAACCACCGAGCCCGAGGCCAAGCCAGATCCCAACCAGGCGCTGATCGATTCGATCAATGCACAGATCGCAGCGAACGCCACCCAGGCCGAGCTGTACATGGGACAGATCAACGACCTGATGGCATCGATGAGCACTGCCAACCAGCAGGGAGGGCTGAGTTCGATCGCCCCCTACGCGGTCACCAGCACCAGCGTTGATCCTGCTTCCGGTGCCAAGACCACATCAGCTGTGGCCCCACGCAAGAAGCCCACTGCCACTGACCTGTCGGTGGATTCACTCGTCAGCAACAGCGCTGGCACTGGTCTCAACATCGCGATCTGATCATGGCCACTGCTGAGCAGCGCTACCGCGCCCTTCAATCCGACCGTGACTACTACCTGAGCAGGGCACGTAGCGCTGCACGGCTGACGATTCCGTACCTGATTCCCAGCGTCAACGAACCAGGCGCCAACAACAACGAGACGTTCACGCTGCCGTGGAATGGCATCGGCGCACGCGGTGTCCACAACCTGGCCAGCCGTCTGCTGATGGCCCTGCTGCCCCCGACCGAATCGTTCTTCCGGTTCACGTTCGATGAGGTGCGGTGGCAGAAGCAGGAAGCTGCAATGGCGGAAGCCGGCGCCAGCGAATCCGAGATCGCCAAGCAGAAGACTGAGATGGAGGTGGGGCTGGCCCGCCTTGAACGCTCAGTGCTGCGCAGCATTGAAACCAGCAACGACCGGGTGGTTGTCCACGAGGCGTTGATGCACCTGATCGTGGCGGGCAACTGCCTGCTGTACGTGGGCGAGAAGGGGCTGCAGTGCTTCCACCTGAATCGCTACACCCTGCTGCGTGATCCGATGGGCAACCCGGTCGAGGCCGTGGTGTGCGAGGAGATCGCCGAGGACGCACTGCCCAAGAAGATCCACGACTTCCTCGAGGAGGAAGACCCCGAGCTGTACGGGATCATCAACGCCGACCCGGCACCCACCAGCAGGGTCAAGACCGTCAAGATCTTCACCCATATCAAGTGGGAACAGGGCAGGGTCGAGTGGCACCAGGAGGTGAAGGGCAAGGAGATCAACGGCAGCCATGGCACCGCCACCGCGGAAGGATCGCCCTGGCTTCCGCTGCGCATGATCCGCGTGGACGGCAGCAACTTCGGACCCGGTTACGTGGAGTCGGCGTGCATCGCCGACCTGAACACAGCCGAGGCATTGAACCAAGCGATCGCCGAGGGGTCGCTGGTGTCCGCCCAGGTGAAGCACCTGGTCAAGCCAGCGGGTGTGACCAATGCCAAGCAGCTGGCCGAAGCACCGAACGGTGCCTACCTGCCGGGCAACCCTGACGACGTGTTCACGATCCAGACCCAGAAGGGTGGCGATCTGAACGTGGCGATGTCTGGCCTGCAGCGGATTGAGGCACGGCTATCCCAGGCATTCATGCTGGCCGAGATGCGATCAGCCGAACGTGTGACCGCAGAAGAGGTCAGGCTGCAGGCACTGCAACTGGAAGTGAGCATCGGCTCCACCTGGTCGATCCTCACGGTCGAGCTGATGGCACCGTATGTGACGCGGAAGCTGGAGCTATTCATCCGCTCTGGCGGGATGCGTGCACTGCCCGAGGGGTTGATCAAGCCGGTGGTGTCGGTGGGCCTGGCTGCTGTGGGCAGGGGCAATGACCTGGAGAAGACCGCACGGTTCATGCAGATCCTGCAGCAGACGCTTGGGCCCGAGGGCATCGCCACCTACGTGAACCCATCCGAGCTGATCAAGCGATTGGCCAGCTCGATGGGCATGGACGTGCTCGGCCTGGTGAAGACCGAGGACGAGCTGGCTGCTGAACAACAACAGCAGCAACAGCAGGCCATGGCCCAGCAGGCAATGGCGGCCGGCATGGCTGACCCCCAGAAGCTGGCCAATGCCGATGCCACTCGCCAGGAGATGGCGATGCAACAACAACAACCCACTGAGGAACCCACCGCATGACCGATTCACAGATCACGCTGTCCAGTCCTGAAGCAGAAGCCCCGTCGATGGTGGGCCCCGGCCAGGAGGGGCTGCTCGAGGAGTTCATTGCTGAACAGGAACAGGCTCAACAGGAGGAGGCCGGTCCCGACCTGCTGCTGGGCAAGTTCAAGTCAGCCGATGATCTGGCCAAGGCATACCAGGAGCTTGAGAAAAAGCTGGGCCAGCCCCGCGAAGCTGACCCAGAGTCCCCTCTGCTTTCGCCACCCCAGCCTTACACCCGAGAGCAGTCCGTCAATGACTACGGGGAGTTCCTGTCGGACGTGTTCGAAAGCGCTGAGGTCAACCCGTATGAGATCGCCCAGAAGTGGGAACAGGGCGAAGACCTGAGCAGCTATGTGGAGAGGCTGGAAGCAGCTGGCATCCCGCGGCCTGTCGTTGAGCAGTACCTGGCACAGCCTGCTGGTGACAGCGAACCAGCTGCCGAGCTGAGTGCTGATGACACCGCCCAGATCAAGGCGATGGTGGGCGGGGATGAGGGGTTCCAACAGCTGAGCCAGTGGGCTGTCGAGAACCTCGATGCTGAGCAGCTGGTGGACTACAACACTGTGGTGAACAGCGGCAACAAGGCTGCAATTCGCTGGGCACTCAAGGCCATGCAGGCCATGGCCAGCGGGTCGGCCAGCACCAGGGCTGCAGCCACACCGACCAGTGAACCCAGGCTGATCGGCGGCAGCATGCCGGCAGAGGGCGCCAAGTTCGAAAGCCAGCAGCAGGTGCTGGACGCAATGACCAAGCGCAACGACAAGGGGCAGAAGCTGTACGACGTTGATGACGCCTACAGGCAGAAGGTTCGTGATCTCCTCGCCAGAAGCGACGTGTTCTAGTAGCTTCCACGCAGGGAATACATCGCACCCCTGCAACTGACGGGCCCCTGCGGGGATAACCCAGAGAGTGAAGGAGGAAGTGAGTCCCGATCACTTCTCTTTTCAGAACCATGGCTACTCCTCCCGATGCCGCGCTGCAGCGGATTGGTCAGATCAAAGGCGATGCCGCCACCTGGGGCCCCGGCGCCGCTGGTCTTGACAAGGACCGTGCTCTCTTCCTGAAGCTGGGCGCCGCCGAGGTGCTCACTGCTTTCGAGGAAGCGTGCATCTTCAAAGGCAAGACCCGCGAGCGGAATATCCGCGGTGGCAAATCAGTAGCGTTTCCCATCACAGGGAAGATGGCTGCTCGGTACCACAAACCGGGCACCCCGATTTTAGGGGAAGGCAATGATCCTTCCGACCTGAATGAGCGGGTCATCAACCTCGACGCTCTGATGATTGCTGACGCAGCGATCCCCCAGATCGACGAGCTGATGGCGTACTACGACGTGCGTTCCATCTACACCACCGAGCTGGGTCGCGCCCTGGCCTACGAGTACGACAAGCGCGTTGCTCGCCTGGTGTTCGCCGCAGCCAACACTGCGACCGAGCCCCTGGCCAAGGACGGCTCTGCCAAACCCAAGGGCCCGGCTGACAACCGCGGTCGCGTGGGCAAGGTGGTGACCCTCGGCACTGGTTACACCGGCGCTGGCGCCACCCGCCAGGCCAAGGGTGACGCACTGGTTGAGTCCATCTTCGATGCGCGCATTGCGCTGGAGAAGAAGGACGTGGGCATTGATGGCTGCGTGGGCGTCTTCACCCCTGAGGACTACTACGCCATCACGATGTCGAGCCGCGCGATCAACACCGACTTCAACGGTGGTGGTGGCGGCAACGGCACCATCGCCGAGGGCCGCACCATGCGCGTGGCTGGCATCCCCATCTACGCCAGCAACCACATCACTCAGCCTGCCTACGCCCTGGTGGCCGGGGACTACAACCCCGACTACGCCCAGGACCTGAGCAAGTGCAGCGGCCTCATCTTCAACAAGGATGCGGTCGGCGTGCTGACGCTGATGAGCCCCTCCCTGCAGGTCACTTCCGGTGACTGGAATATCCAGTACCAGGCCAGCCTGTTGGTGGCCCGCCAAGCGATCGGCATGGGCGTGCTTCGCGCTGAATCGGCCGTGGCCATCACCCACGCCTGATCCAGACTGCAGCTGGAATGTTCGGGGCTGGCTTCGGCTGGCCCCTTTTTTTGTGCGCCAATACGATGAGAGCTGCACCAGTGCACTGGTAT